GAATTTATCATTCAATCTTGGGATACTGCGTTCACAAAAAACGAAAGGTCAGACTATTCAGCGTGTACGACATGGGGAGTCTTTTATATGAATGAAAATACAGCTGACCCACACATTATTTTGCTTGATGCGGTGAAGGAGAGACTAGAGTTCCCAGAGTTAAAGGCAAAAGCGTTAGAGATGTACAATGAGTGGGAGCCAGACTCATGTGTTATTGAAGCAAAAGCAGCTGGTAGCCCACTAATTTATGAATTACGGAAGATGGGAATACTTGTTTCGGAGTTTACACCTACGAGGGGTAATGATAAGATAGCCCGTATGAATTCTGTGACGGATTTATTTTCTTCTGGAAGGGTGTGGGCACCATCAAGAAGATGGGCGGAAGAAGTCATAGAAGAGATGGCTGCTTTCCCAAATTCGGAACACGATGACTTGGTTGACTCAAGCACCCAAGCATTAATTAGATTTAGAAAAGGTGGATTCATTAGCTTGCCAAGCGATGAACCAGATGAACCAAATACATTTAGACGCAAAGCGGCTTATTACTGATGGATGATTTAACAAATTTTAGGGATTGGTGGCTGGCAAATAGACCGTTTAACACACCCGAAAAGAATGTATTAAGTCATGTTGCAGATACACATGGAGTTGTTTTATTTAGGCAAGGATCCTATCAAGTAGAGTTGTTTAATGTGAAGCCAAACTCTATAATCCCGATGCACATCCACCCTAATGTGGATTCATACGAAGTTTATGTTGGTGGAGATGTAGCTTTTTTTTGTGAAAATGAGTGGCATGAGCCAAGAGAAATTGGCAGGACAATTAGGGTTTTGCCATCTGCATGGCACGAAGCAAAATTTGGGGAGCGTGGGGGATGTTTCTTATCAATCCAAAAATGGATGAATGAAACAGAACCAAAGTTTATTGGTAACGATTGGGATGGAGCAGACAAAAGCTTATCCTACGAAAGCAGTAAAAAATAAAGGTACATTATGTCAATTGAAAAAAGTTTATACGCAGCTCCCGTTGGTTTGGATGCTCTTACAGAAGAGATGCCAGATATAGAATTAGAATTGGAAAGCTATATAGAAGACTTAGAGACTCCAGAAGAAGAGGCTCATGAAGATGAATTTGACGACAACCTAGCTGAGTATATTTCAAGTAAAGAATTAGCCACTATTGCTGGCGATTTATTAGGTGATTTTGAGGATGATGTATCTGCCCGTAAAGACTGGATTCAAACCTATGTAGATGGATTAGAGCTACTCGGTATGAAGATCGAGGAGCGTACAGAACCTTGGGAGGGAGCTTGTGGGGTATACCATCCATTGCTAAGCGAGGCTCTAGTGAAGTTTCAAGCCGAAACTATCATGGAGACTTTCCCCGCCCAAGGACCAGTAAAGACTCAAATTATTGGCAAAGAAACGCCTGAGATTAAGGATGCTGCCAGTCGTGTTCAAGCGAACATGAACTACGAGTTAACTACAGTAATGCAAGAGTTCCGCCCAGAGCATGAAAGAATGATTTGGGGCTTAGGACTTGCGGGTAATGCGTTTAAGAAAGTGTATTACGATCCAAGCTTACAACGCCAAGTATCCATGTTTATTCCTGCCGAAGATATTGTTGTTCCTTATGGAGCATCAAGCTTAGAGCAATCACCACGCATTACCCATGTGATGCGTAAGACGGAAAATGAAGTAACCCGTCTTCAGTATGCTGGTTTTTACCGAGACATTGAGTTAGGCTCACCAGCAAATACCCTAGATGAAGTTGAAAAAAAGATCGCCGAGAAGATGGGATTCCGTGCAACTTCGGATGACCGCTACAAACTTCTTGAGATGCACGTTGATCTTGATCTCCCCGGATATGAGGATAAAGATGAAGATGGAAACTTTACAGGTTTGGCTTTGCCGTATGTTGTCACCATTGAAAAAGGCAGTATGGAAGTTCTTTCCATCCGCCGCAACTGGAGACCAGAAGACAAGAAGAAAGCTAAAAGACAGCATTTTGTCCATTATGGATATGTTCCGGGCTTTGGCTTTTACTGCTTTGGCCTTATTCACCTTGTCGGGGCTTTTGCTAAGTCTGGTACTAGTCTTATTCGGCAACTCGTGGATGCAGGGACATTATCAAATCTGCCAGGAGGCTTTAAGACCCGTGGGTTGCGAATCAAAGGCGATGACACACCAATAAGCCCAGGCGAGTTCCGTGATGTTGATGTTCCAGCAGGAACCATCAGAGATAACTTGATGCCGCTTCCTTACAAGGAACCAAGCCAAGTTCTTTACAGTCTTTTTAATACCATTGTTGAAGAAGGCCGCCGTTTTGCTTCTGCAGCGGATATGCAAGTTTCCGATATGTCTGCCAACTCCCCAGTTGGTACTACTTTGGCTATTTTGGAAAGAACATTGAAAGTTATGAGTGCGGTTCAAGCCCGTATTCATTATTCAATGAAACAAGAATTACGCCTTTTAAAAGATATTATCCGTGACTACACAGATCCTGATTACACATATCAGCCAGAAGAAGGCGATCGTGGATGCAAAAAGTCTGACTACGACCATGTGGATGTTATCCCTGTGTCAGATCCAAATGCCGCAACAATGGCGCAAAAGATTGTTCAGTATCAGGCAGTTTTACAGCTAGCCCAGCAAGCTCCGCAGATTTACAATATGCCAAATCTGCACCGCCAAATGCTAGAAGTGTTGGGAATTCGCAACGCTCAAAAATTGATACCGCTTGTTGATGATATGAAGCCAAAAGATCCTATTGCTGAAAATATGGATGTTTTAACTATGAAGCCTTTAAAAGCATTTATCTACCAAGACCAAGATGCTCATATCACAACCCATCAATCTTTCTTGCAAGATCCACAAGTGGCTGCAATGATCGGACAAAACCCACAAGCACAGCAAATGATGGGTGCATTACAAGCTCATATTGCTGAACACTTTGCATTTAAGTATCGCCAGCAGATTGAACAGCAGTTGGGTGCTCCATTACCTTATTTTAAAGAGGAAGATGATGAACATATCCCAGAAGATGTGGAAGTTCAGATTTCTAGGGCTGTGGCTCAAGCCGCGCAACAACTTACCACCCAGAATATGGCGCAAGCGCAGCAACAACAAGCTCAGCAAGCGGCTCAAGACCCAATTATCCAGATGCAACAGCAGGAATTGGCGCTCAAAGGCGAGGAACAAAAGCGCAAAGCGGCTCGTGATGAAGCTGATATTGCCCTTAGAAAAATGGAAATTGAAGGCTCACATCAGGCAGAAATGACCAGAATTGAGCTAGAAGCACATAAGTTTGGCGCAACTATGGCTAAAGATAAAGAAACAAGTGCTGCAAATTTACAACGGATTGCTAATGAGGTAGATATAGCTGGTCATAAGATGGGAATAGATGCAGCAAAGAGCCATGCTCAATTAGATGTACAAAAGGGTCAAATAGCTGCGCAGCTAATTGCAGCCCAAATAAATTCAAATGCTAACGAAAAAGCACAAGAATCAAAGAAAGGTAAAAAATGACCGAGCTAGATGTAATTGTTAAACAAATAGACGACAAGGTTGAACAATTAAAAGAAGCGGTAATGGTTGGAAATTTAGATCATACGGGTTATCAAAGAATTTGTGGTGAGGTTCGGGGTCTACTCACTGCAAGAGGTTACGCATTAGACCTGAAAGATAAATTGGAGAAATCGGATGAGTGACGCACTCGACTTAGGAAAAGCAGTAGATCTTACGAATCTGCTTGATAGGTCAAACGAAGAAAAAGCAACACAACTACCAAAGCCTTCTGGATATCGCATTCTTTGCGCCATCCCAGAAATGGAAAAGGAATACGAAAGTGGAATTATTAAGGCAGACGAAACTGTCCGCATTGAAGAAACTCTAACTACTGTGTTGTTTGTAGTAGATTTAGGCCCAGACTGCTATGCAGACAAAGCTAGGTTCCCAAATGGACCTTGGTGCAAAAAGGGAGACTTTATCCTTACCAAGCCATACGCTGGAAGCCGCTTAGTCATTCACGGGCGAGAATTTCGCATCATCAATGATGATACGGTAGAAGGTGTAGTAGCTGATCCACGAGGCATAAAACGCAAGTAAACGATAACTAAGGAGCATACGAATGGATAATTTTAAATTTCCAGATGAAGTAGAAAACGAAACAGTTATATCTAAGGGTAAACCCGAAGAAGAAAGTTTTGAAATCGAGGTAGAAGACGATACGCCACCGCAAGATCGTGGTCGTACTCCGTCACAACCAGAGTTTGTCGAGCAACTAGAAAAAGACGAACTTGATGAGTATTCAGAATCTGCAAAACAAAAAATTGCTGGATTCCGCAAAATTTATCACGATGAGCGCCGGGAAAAAGAACGGGCGTTAAGAGAGCATGAAGAAGCTATTACTCTTGCTCAAAAATTGTTAGAAGAAAATCGTGCTTTAAAAGGCAGGGTTACAACTTCTGAACAACAGGCACTTGATTCTTACATGACTAGTGCTGATCGTGAACTTGAGATTGCCAAAAAGGATTATCGTGAAGCTTATGAGGCAGGCGATTCCGAAAGATTGGTAGATGCTCAAGAAAGAATTACTTCTGCTAAGATTAAGGCTGATAGAGCGCTATCAATTAGCGAGCAAAGAGCTTTACAAAGACAAGAAGTTGATGTACAAATACCACAACAGCGTCAGCAACCAGCTCGGGATTCTAAAGCTGAATCATGGAGAGATCAAAACTCTTGGTTCGGTCAAGATGACGAAATGACAAGTTTAGCTCTAGGGCTTCACGAAAAGCTTGTCAAAGAAAACGGTATGGCCTATGCTACAACTGATGAGTATTACAAACGCATTGACGAAACAATGCGTAAGAGATTCCCAGAGAATTTCGAGAGCATTGAAGACGATAAACCAGCCGCAAGGACGAAACCTAGCACGGTTGTAGCTCCAGCTAGTCGCAGTACATCCTCCAAACGGATCAAACTGACAACTTCACAGCAGGCGATTGCTAAGAAGTTAGGACTAACTAACGAGCAATACGCTCGAGAACTTGTAAAGGAAATTTAATATGACTACGAATAAACTATCCCGTGAAGTACAAACCCGTGAAAAAACTGAGCGTCCCCAACAGTGGGCACCAGCTGAATTGTTACCAGAGCCAGTAAAAATGCCTGGTTATAAATACCATTGGGTGCGTATTTCAACACTTGGAACAGAAGATCCACGAAACCTTTCAGCAAAATTGAGGGAAAAATGGGAGCCTGTACCAATTGAAGAGCAACCAGAAATGCAACTGTTAATTGATCCCAATAGTCGTTTTAAAGACAATATTGTGATTGGTGGATTGTTGTTGTGCAAGACTCCAGAAGAGTTTGTTGAACAGCGTAATAATTTCTACGCTAAGCAAACAGATGCTCAGACGGAAGCTGTAGACAATAATTTTATGCGCCAAAGCGACCCACGGGCACCTCTCTTTGCAGAGAAAAAGTCCTCAAGTAGTTTTGGTAAAGGTAATTAATTAATTAGGAGTTCTAAATGGCTTATCCTACCGTCTCAGGCCCATACGGGTTTCAGCCGATCAATTTGATCGGTGGTCAGGTATTTGCTGGTTCTACTCGCTTATTCCCCATTGCTTCAGGCTCTGGCACATCGATTTTTTACGGTGATGTCGTACGTCTAAACACTGGTGGTACATTAAGCAAAGTTTCAACCACATCTACCGCAACAGATGCAGTTGGTATTTTCTTGGGTTGTCAGTTCACAAACCCATCTACCAAACAATTGTTACAACAACAGTATTACCCAGCTTCTACAGTGGCTTCTGACATTCAAGCTTTTGTTTTGGATGATCCAGATGCATTGTTTAAAGTTGCCGTAACTGCTGCTGGTTCATCAACAATTTCTGGTGTAACACAAGCAGCTATTGGTCTAAATACAGCTTTAATTTTGACCGCTGGCAGCACAACCACAGGCGACTCTTTAGCGTCTGTTTCAGCTACTACAGCAAGCACTTCGACTCTTCCGATTCGTATTGTTGCTGGTGTTCCAGAAACAGTTAATGCAGCGGGTTCTTTCACTGAAGTTATTGTTAAATTTAACTTTGGTACCCACACATACTACAGCGCTACTGGTGTAGCTACTGCAGCTTAATAGGAGCTAAATAATGGCTATTTCACGTGCACAACTACTAAAAGAGTTGCTCCCAGGACTGAACGCTTTGTTCGGACTTGAGTACGCTCGCTACGGTGAACAACACAAAGAGATCTACGATACTGAGACCTCTGAGCGTTCATTCGAAGAAGAAACAAAACTGTCAGGTTTCTCTGCAGCTCCTGTCAAAAACGAAGGCTCCGCTATTCGTTACGACAATGCTCAAGAAGCTTTCACAGCTCGCTACAACCACGAAACTATTGCCCTTGGCTTTAGCTTGACTGAAGAAGCAATCGAAGACAACCTCTACGATTCTTTATCTGCTCGCTATACAAAGGCTTTGGCTCGTGCTATGGCTTATACCAAACAGGTTAAAGCTGCTTCTGTATTAAACAATGGCTTCTCATCCAGCTATGCTGGCGGTGATGGCGTTGCTTTATTCAGCACTGCTCACCCATTGGTATCTGGCGGTACAAACAGCAACACTCAGACCACTATGGCTGATTTAAACGAAACTTCCTTGGAAGCTGCCGTTATTCAAATCGCTCAGTGGACAGACGAGCGTGGCTTGTTGATCGCTGCTAAACCTAAGAAGTTGATTGTTCCTCCACAGTTACAATTCGTTGCAACTCGTTTGCTCGAAACTCAACTGCGTGTTGGTACAACTGACAACGACATCAACGCTATCGTAAACAATGGTTCAGTTTCAGAAGGTTACACAGTTAACAACTTCTTGACCGATCCAAATGGTTACTTCCTGACAACTGATGTTCCAAATGGTATGAAGCACTTTGTTCGTACACCTTTGAGCAACAGCATGGACGGTGATTTCGATACTGGTAACGTTCGTTACAAGTCTCGTGAGCGTTACAGCTTCGGCTGGTCTGATCCACTCGGAATGTGGGGATCACAAGGCGCTTAATCAGCACCTTGGTATCACAGAAGACCCCGCTCAAAAGGCGGGGTTTTTCTTTATATAAATGTTGCATATATTAAAAAATGTAGTAAGATAATGATAACTGGGTGATACCAGCCTATTTAACTGTCCCAGCAGACGATATACCGATGAATAGGCTTAACTTGTATATAGGAGAATCCATATGGGTTTCGCTACACATCTAGGTCCTTGGTTATTGGGCACAAATCGTTATACCACTGGCACAACTGCTACCACTTTAGCTAACACAGGCTGCACCGTTGTTTCTCAATCTGCTGACGTAGTTTATGGCACATTGACTGGCAACTTAATTGCCGTTCCTGCTGGTTCACAGATTATTGACGTTAAAGTTGTTACCACAACTGTATTTAGCGCTGCAACAACTTGCGTATTAAATATTGGCGGTACAGCATTTACTACTACTGGCACTATTACTAGTGTTGGTTCTACAGCTCTTGGCGCTAATGCAACAACTCCTGGCGGATGGTTAAATGTTGGCTCTACTGATGTGTTAATTGCTTACACACTAGCTGGAACTTCCTTGTCTACTGGTGCAGCAACTATTATTGTTACTTATGCTGTTCGTAATTCTGATGGTAGCCAACGTCCTACTGGTCAACAAAATTAATCTTGCGGGGGACTAGTTCCCCCATCACATCTTTAGGAGATTAATTATGACGATGCAATATGATGTAAAACAAGCGCATTTAAATGGCAGCGGCATTTTTGTTGTTGGACCAACTCGTATTAAGGGTCTTTCATTGACTGGTAGCGCTACTGCTGGTCAACTATCTGTATTTGATACTATTACAGCCCCTGTAACTACTGGAACTTATGGTCGTTCTGGAACAACTGTTACTGTAACCCAAACAGCTCATGGATTAACAACTGGTCAAGTTATTGGCGTTGATTGGGGTGCTGGTACAGGCGGAACAGCTACTAATGGCAACTACGCAGTTACTGTTACCAATTCAAGCACTTTTACCATAACCGATATTAACTCTGGCTCAATTACCGCTGGTGCTGCAATGGTTTATTCAACTGGTAAATGGTTGATGACCTATGATATAGCTGCTGGCGACTCATACAACAATTCCCCAGTAATTCCTGGCGAAGGTATAAGAGCAGATACTGGCGTGTATGGTTATATAACAAACCTAGTTGCAGCAAATATTTACTACGGATAAAAATGACTGAGCCAATTAAGACAGAAGGTTCTTATAGTTTAGCGGGTCGGAAGGTGATGATTGGTCTTCCTACTTACGATTACAAGGTATCTTCAAAGCTAGCTATTTCGCTAGCTTCTTTTTGCGTACAAGCAACGCAACATGGGGTTGATATTCAAGTTTGTAATATCTCTGGATGTTCTGTTGTTTCTCGTGTACGCAATTTAATTGCAACTGAATTTTTAAATTCAGACTGCACAGACTTAATGTTTATTGATTCAGATATTAACTTTAACGCTGAAGACATTTTCCGTTTAATTGCATGGAGTAGCGATCCTAAAAAAGGGATTGTGGCTGGCATTCCTGTTGCTCGCAAAAAAGGTCAAGTGTACTTTTCCACCTTAGATACCGATGAAACCAATAGTATTTTTATGGATAAGATGGGCCTAGTTAGAGCAAAGCGTGTAGCTACAGCATTTATGATGGTTCGCAAAGAAGTGTTTGAAAGTCTTCGTGATGCACATCCAGAGTGGGTTTACCACGATGAAAAAAACAAAGGCGATACAACAATCTGTTTCTTCGACTTTGCACTAAAAGATGGTCAATATATTGGTGAAGATTATTTATTCTGTGATCGTGCCCGTGAGCAAGGTTTTGAAGTATGGATCGATCCCACAATCAAACTAGGTCACATGGGTGTTCATGAATTTGAAGGCTCATTTGGCGAAGAGTTTTTATATCCAATGATTCGTCCAGTAGATTCAAATAAGGATGCTGCATAATGGCAACAAAGAAAAAAACTCCCTCCCTAGCTGTTGGTCGTGGCGAAAAACTTCCAGTTTCCAAGGGTGCTGGACTTACTGCCAAGGGTCGTGCCAAATACAATGCGGCTACTGGCTCGAATCTAAAAGCTCCACAACCTGAAGGTGGCGCTCGCAAAAAGTCATTCTGTGCTCGTATGTCTGGTATGCCTGGACCAATGAAAGATGAGAATGGTAAACCAACCCGCAAGGCAGCAAGCCTAGCACGATGGAAGTGTTAAAATGAATGATATGACAATTGAGACAGCTCGTGAATTAGCTACTCATGCTAACGATATAGAACATCTACAGGCTGATATGGATAAGTTGGTTCAAGAAATGTATGAAATTAAAACAGCCATTCAAAGTATTGAAAAGACACTATCTGAAGCTAAAGGTGGATGGAAAACATTAGCTGCTATTGGTGGGGCCGTAAGCCTTATAACAGGAATTATAGGTGTAATCATTGGATATTGGAGTCATAAATAATGCCAAGCAAATCTAAAGCTCAAGCTCACTTGATGGCTGCTGTTGCACACAATCCAGAGTTTGCCAAAAAGGTAGGGATTCCCGTTTCTGTTGGGAAAGATTTTAACAAAGCCGATAAAGGCAAAACATTTAAAGAAGGTGGAGCCATGAAACCAGTAGATATGAAAAAAAATCCCGGATTAGCTAAATTACCTACAGCCGTTCGCAATAAGATGGGTTACATGAAAAAAGGTGGCATGGCTAGTGACGCTAAAGAAGATATGAAGATGGACAAAAAGCAAGATGTTGCCATGCTTAAAAAGGCTTTTAAACAGCATGATATGCAAGAGCACAAAGGCGGCAAAGGCACAACTTTAAAGTTAGCCAAAGGTGGTGCGTTCCGCTCTTCTGCTGATGGTTGTGCTACTAAAGGTAAAACCAAAGGTACACAAATAACTATGTGTGGTGGCGGTATGATGGGTAAAAAGAAATAATCATGGCCAAGAAAAAAATTCGTAAGTTTGCAGATGGTGGCTTTACCGCAGATCAAGAAAAATGGTTAGGCGGTGCAGATCGCACTGACCCATATATCTTGGCTCGTATGCGTTCTGCCGTTCCTGATGCTGTAGGCCCAAGCGAGTCCACCATCGAAGACGAAAGTGGTCGTGGAAATATCAACCCTAATGCAGCGGCATTTAATAAAGATATTCCTGGTGCTGGTTCATCTACCCCGGTAACTAAAACTGTATCTCAAACTAAAGTTGCAGTAACAAAACCAAAGTCTACTTGGGAAGATGATTCTAAAATTCCTGATATGCCTAGAGCACCAGAAACCGCAGCTGAAAATAAAGCTCGTATGGAAGGCTTAGTTAAAAAACAAGCTTTAGAGAATGTATCTCCAGAAGATTATGTAACCCCAGGTGGAATTCTTAAGGGTATGTTCAAGCGCATTGCTGGCAAAGGATTAAAGTCTTATACCACTAAAGAAATTGCTGATATGACTCCTAAAATGATCAGCAGAGAAAGCCTTAAGTTAGGAAAAGAACCACTTAAGATTGGCATGAAAAAAGGCGGTTCAGTTAAAAAAATGTCCAGCGGTGGTAAGGTGAAGTCAGCTTCATCCCGTGCCGATGGCTGTGCAATCCGTGGAAAAACGAGGGCTTAAAAATGGCTAAATCACCTGATCAAATCGTAGCGGATATTGACCGCCAACAAAACGAAGAAGACTTGGATCTTATTCCTCGTGCTGGTCGTATGCTTAAAGAAAAGTTAAATGAAGATTTAACTGGCGGAGCATATACTGGTTCCCGTTTAAATATGCCGTCTAATACCCGTCTTGGAAAAATGAGCGCTGGAGATACGGCTTTATTAAATAAATACGATAGCTCACTAGATGGCGTAAAAGCAAAAATGAAACGTCAATATGGTATGAAAAAAGGCGGCTCTGTATCTTCTGCCTCAAAACGTGCTGACGGTTGTTGTGTTAAAGGCAAAACTCGTGGAAAAATGATGTAATGGACGAATATACTGCCGATCCTAAAGAAACTGAGCGTGAAGCTCAGGACAAACTTAAGAAAATTAAGTTTAATCAGGCTCGTGCAGAAGTATCAAAAATTGCACAAGAAGTAAATGCTGAAAAAGCAAAAGCCAATGAGTATACAAAAAGTTATAATGGCAATAGCCGTGCTGGAGTTAGTGGTGGAGAGCCTCTAATGAAAAATAAAACGTTTGAAAGAAATCCAACATATAAATTGGGCGGTACAGTAAAGTCTGCATCATTAAGAGCAGATGGATGCTGCATTAAAGGAAAGACAAGAGCATGAAAGCTTCTCGTGGAATGGGCGCTATCCTACCTAGCAAAATGCCTAATGGCACCAAAAAAGCTCGCAGAGATAATACTGACTTTACTCAATTTAAGGAGGGTGGATTAGCCAAACAAGCTGCCACTGCTATATCTATGAAAGAAAAAAACGTTAAACCTAAGAAAATGGCTTCTGGGGGTTTGTATGAAAATATTCATAAGAAGCAAGCTCGTATTGCAGCTGGCTCTGGTGAAAAGATGCGCCCTGTTGGCTCTAAGGGTGCACCTACTAAAGAAGATTTTATAAAATCTGCTAAAACTGCAAGGAAGAAATAAATGAACTTTGCTATCACTTGGATTTTTGACAAGTTAGGCTATATACCTAAAATTGATATGGAAATTGGTAAGGTTAAAATTGATACCCAATCTCCTGACTTTAAAATGTGGCCATTCCCAGTAGAAAAACCTAGACCACAGGTTAAAAAAGCTACAACTCGCAAATCTGTTGCCAAAAAAACAACAACTGTTGCCAAAAAAGCTACTAAAAAGGCTAAGTAATGTCCACATCTGGAACTACTGCATTTAACCTAGACCTAAGCAACTTAGTTGAAGAGGCTTTTGAGCGCTGTGGATCACAGTTGCGTTCTGGCTATGATTTAAAAACAGCCCGTAGAAGTCTTAATTTATTGACCATTGAATGGGCAAACCGAGGAATTAATCTTTGGACTATTGAACAAGGTCAAGTTAACTTGGTTACTGGACAAAGTTTATATCCTATTGATAGCGATACAATTGACTTGCTAGATACAGTAATTCGTCAAAACAATGGTTCGTCTAGCAATCAGATTGACATTAATATCAGCCGTATTTCTGAGTCTACCTACTCAACCATTCCCAATAAGTTAACTACAGGCAGACCAATTCAAGTATGGATTAACCGCCAAACTTCGCAAATTAATGCTACTTCTGTAGTTTTATCAACCAGCATTAGCTCCACAGCAACTTCAATTACTGTAAGCGATGCTACTCAATTGGCTAGCGGTGGATTCATT